ACGCCTTCGGCCTTGCTAACTGGGCTTATCTACAAGCAGATACGGTGGGGTACGAACGTGCCCTCACCGAAGTAATAAGCCTTCTTTCACATGCTGACTCGGGAGATGTAGTCGAACCGATAGGAGAGACTACTCTTCCTCCGGTTAAGAAGGTTGGGCGACCGAAGAAGGTCGCTATTACCGTGAAAGAATAAAATCTTTATAAAATTTATTTTATTTATTTTCGTTAAAAAAGTACCTCTCAAGGGGTAAATTCTATTGAAGACATATGAAGGGTCGAATGAAATGAGTACCCGGCGAATGTAGATGAATGTAATGAATCTACTTTCGACATATATGTATATAGAACATAAGACATTATAAGGAATAATCTATGGCTGACCAAGCCACGATCTTCGGACAACAATCGGCAGATACTACTGCCACTCAACAGACAGCAACTCAAACTCAATCTCCGCTTGCTACCCTGCTTGCAGATATTAAGAATGAGCAAGGCGCGCAAAAGTATGCCACCCCTGAAGATGCTCTTCGTGGTGCTGCTCACGCTCAAGAATACATTCGAACGCTCCAACGAGAAAAGGCTGAGGCGGAAGCCCGTCTTCAAGCACTCTCGGGCCAAGCCGATAAGACTGCACATCTTGAAGCAACTCTTGCGGAACTCATGCAGAAGGTTAACAAGCCGGCCGAACCAGCCTCAAATGTTCCTACTGGTGATGACATTGCTGCCATCGTAGCAAAAACGTTGGACAGTCGTTCTGCTGCACAAAAGGCTAAAGAGAATCAAGACGCTGTTGCTAATGCTCTTCTCAAGCAATTTGGTGCAGAAGCAGAAGCTAAGTACAACAGTGCTGCTCAAGAACTTGGACTCTCTCCGCAAGAAATGAATGAATTTGCGGCTAAGTCTCCCAAGGCAGTGTTGAAGGCGTTGGGCGTATCCGAGCAAGCTGCTCCTAAGCAGAATTCGTTTGCTCCGGCTTCTTCAACTCTGAACACTGCGGCTCTCCAGCCTCATCAGGATTCTTTCGTGGGACGTAATAAAGCTCCCCAGAGTATTGGCGCCACTACCGGTGAACTGCATGCGGAAGCCCGTAATGCTCGTTCGATGGTTGATGAACTCCACTCTGCTGGTCTTACGACCGCTGATCTATCTGACCCGAAAGTATACGCAAAATATTTTAAATAATAGGAACATAAACAATGAGTCAGAATCGTTTTAACTCTACTGCTTTTATTGAAGCAGAACAGTATTCGGCCTTCATCCTTCGTAACCTCCATGACGGTCTGTTGCCGGGTTCGTATTTCCGTAACGTCACTGATTTCGGCAAGGGCACGACCCTCCATATCAAGACGGTTGGTACGGTTACCATTCAAGACGGTGCAGAAGAAGTTCCGTTCGATTACACCCCGATTGAAAGCGGCGAAGTGACGCTGACGATCACGGATTATCTTGGCGATGCATGGTATGTGACGGATGAACTCCGTGAAGATGGCGACCAAGTGGAAGCTCTGCTTGCTGCTCGTTCGCAAGAATCGACCCGTGCTATTCAAGAAGTGTTCGAAACGCGCTTCCTTAGCCGTTGTAATTCGAGCCAAACCAATGCTAATGCAAACCTGATTAACGGCTTTGCTCACCGTATTGCTTCGGCTGCTTCGAATAACACCTTCACGCTCCAACATCTTATCTCGATGAAGCTTGCATTCGACAAGGCTAACGTTCCGGCTGCTGGCCGTATCGCTATCGTTGATCCGGTTGTGGCTGCTACGCTGGATGGTTTGGTTTCGATCGCCCGTGATGTTACCCCGTTCGGTCAGAAGATTCTTGAGAATGGTTTCGATCGTGAACATACGTTCCTTATGAATCTGTATGGATGGAACATCATCACCTCGAACCGTCTCCCGAAGGGTTCGTTCTCGGATGGTACGACCACGGTTGCTGCTGGTGTCGCTAACGTCTTTATGTCGCTGGCTGACGATAACACCAAGCCGATTATGGCTGCATGGCGTCGTATGCCGAAGGTTGAAACGGAACGTAATAAAGACCTGCGTCGTGACGAGTTTGTTACGTCGTGCCGTTGGGGCTTTGGTACGCAACGTGTTGACACGCTCGGTATCCTCATCACCTCGGCTACGGCTATCGCCTAATTAAAGGAAGAATAATATGCCTTATCAAAATGCTGCTGGTATTAACGTGTTCAACCAATACGGCCCGCGTAGTACGGGTACGTCGGTCGGCACGGATCATAGCCAGAATTCGGTTCACGAACTTTCGATTGAATTCTCGGGTACGTCGCTTAATGACTCACTCTTCGTTCCGCCTTATGTGGTTCCGAAGGGTGTCCGCTTCACCCGAGCAACGCTTGATGTTCGCTCCGCCTTCACCCTGACGGGCACGACCCCGACGGTGATCTTTGGTGGTACGGCTCCGGCTACGAACGGTATTACGCTGGCTGCGGCTTCGCTTGCGGCTGTAGCTGCACTGGATGTTTCTTCGAGCCTTACGGGCACGTGGGCAACCAACTCGGCAGCGGGTACGACTGCTTCGGAAAAGGTTACGGTTGCACTCGGTGGCACGACCCCCGCAGTCACCGCAGGTGTGGGCAAGGCATCGCTGGTGCTCCACTACATCTATAAGAATCGGGAACTCGGCTCGGTTATCTAATGAACAAGGGGGTCTTCTCAAAAGGAAGACTCCCTTTTCTTTTATCTAGGATACTAAATTGACTATACAGCACAAAGATATTCCTGATGCTAACCGGCATGAGCCAAAGGGTGCTTCTAGCGCAGTGGCTAACTCCGTCTATTCGGCTAATGGCTCTGGCAGCGGTACGTGGCAGAAGGTGCTTAGTAACAATCTGAACGGGATTGCTGGAGACAGTGGTAATGCCAATCAGAAGATTGTCACCAACGGCGCAGGAGGCTTCCAGCTTCGTCGTGATGCAGTGTATGGGGTGATGGGGATTTCCAATAACACCAATGCATTCGCCGTCTCGGCAGCCGCAGATGCTACGCTTAACACGAACACAGATTATGCCCTTTTCTCCGGCACTGGCGCGCCTTGGGTATTCGAAGTTAATAACGAAGTGACCTTCAGCGTAGACCGGATGTTCTTCCCTGTTACCGGTGTCTATGAAGTGCAGGCTTGGGGCAACATTACGCAATACCCCACTAACACGGCTTTCGTAGGTTTGAAATATCGTCTTAATGGCACAACCTTCTCGACACGTAAGCAGAAGACTAAGAGCAATTCGGCTGGTGACTCTGGCGTTGTATCGGCCTTCGCCCTCTTCCAAGCTAACGCTGGTGACTTCATCCAGTTGTATGTAGCCTCTACGGCTGCTGGAAATCTGATTATTCAAGACTTCAACACCACGATTAAACTCCTTCGGCAAACGGCATGAAGCGCACTCTTCTTGATTTGGTGCAATCTATCCTCAACGATATGGATAGTGATGAAGTGAACTCGATCGATGACACGATTGAGAGTCAACAGGTCGCTATCATCGTTAAGGATTGTTATCTGGAACTGATGGATGGGAAGGTTTGGAAGCACCTCCAAAAGCTCATTCAGTTGGACAGCTTGGCAGACAGTACGAAGCCAACCTACCTGAAGGTTCCAGAAACGATTAAGGAACTGACGTTCTTTAATTACGATAAGAGAAAGCTGTTCACGGATAACATCCGAATGGAAGAAGTGAAATATCTTTATCCGGATCAATTCCTTCGTGTTACGGCTACCCGTAATCTCTCGGACAACACAGAGAACATTACCGACTTCAGTGGCAGCAACATCATTGTATTCAATGACCGTGCTCCTCAGTATTGGACTAGCTTCGATGATGAATACATTGTCTGCGACAGCTACAACAAAGACATTGAAGACACTCTTCGGTCTAGCAAGACCCAAGTGCTGGCCTATATGGAGCCTCAGTGGGTTCATACAGACCAAGCAGTACCTGATCTACCTTCCCAAGCTTTCAGCCTGCTGTTAGAGGAATCTAAGGCCACAGCGATGATTAAGCTTAAGCAGATTGTAGATCAGAAGGCAGAACAGAAATCTAAGAGGCAGCGTCAGAAGATGAGCCGAGAGAATTGGCAAGCTCATGGCGGTGTACGTTATGACAACTATGGACGTAGGCGAGTAAAATGATTTCACAAGAATACAAGGGGTATATAATCCGTTCGTCCCCGGTGGCTCCTAAGAGTTGGATTATTCAGAATGCTAAGCGTGGTGGGAGCTTGCCTCTTGTATTTGATGGCATGTTTACTGACAGGCATTCTGCTATGTTTGCTATCGACACTTATATGGAACGAAAGGAGAAAGTGTATGCCAAAGCCGGGACAAAGGAGTGATGTAAATAACTTCACTGGCGGGCTTATCACGGAAGCTAGTCCGCTAAACTTCCCTCCTAATGCTTCCGCTGACGAACAGAACTTTGAACTAGATCGTACCGGACTTCGTAGCAGACGGCTCGGTATGAACTTTGAACCAGACTTCACAAACATCCTAGCTGGCCCTACTTCGTTTGGTATTGCTGACTCCGGATATAACACCTTCCGATGGGAGAGTGTTGGTGGCGATCCTAATACCAACTATGCAGTTATACAGGTGGATCAAGCCCTCACCTTCTTCGATCTAAGCAAGGATGCCATTACCGAAGGTGGAGCAGATGGGCAAGTGGTTCTCACGGTATTCCCTACCAATGTCCGATTCTCTTTTGCTTCGGTAGAAGGCTTTCTGGTGGTGGTATCGGGAGCCGAACAGTTTGCTGTCATCTCTCGTAACTTCGTAGCTAATTCCTTCGGTGTGGAATATGGCCGGATTAAAGTGAGAGACGTATGGGGTGTGGAAGAGCTTCTTCAGCCAGCGGCGGAGGGTGATCCTACCTACCGTACTAAAGCTCTCGACTCCTACCACTATTACAACCTTCAGAATCAATCGTGGGGCATTCCGAGAAAGGATGCTAATAACATTGAGGTTGATCCTGCTACCTACTACCAGAGCGGTAATAACGGCTTCTATCCCTCCTCTTCGGAGCAGGTGTGGACAGGCTTGCAGTTTCAGTCAGTAGCTACAGGACAGCAGCCATTCGAACGGATGTATGCCAATCTCTACGGTGAGTCCCTCGGTAGTAACTTCGATGCAGCTAAGGGCTATTACATCATTGATGCCCTCAGACGTGGCACAAGCCGTCAGGACGCGATGGCAGCGAATAAGGTTAAGTATCCCATCCTCCAAGGCACTCCGCCTAACGTGGTGGATCGTACCGACTCTGGCCCTAAGTGCACCACAGACTTTGCTGGTCGTATCTGGTATTCAGGTTTTGCAGGTGTAGTTGTTGGCGGAGACAAGCGCTCCCCCAATCTAAGCAATTATGTGTTCTTCTCTCAGCTTATTAAAAGTCGAAAGGAATTCGGTCTTTGCTACCAAGACGGTGATCCTACATCCCGAGACAATAGCGATATCGTCGCTACGGATGGGGGATTTGTCCGTATTTCAGGTGCGCGAAATATTATTGCTATGCGCAACCTTCACACTCATCTTATCGTTATAGCCTCTAACGGCGTGTGGACTGTCACTGGCGGTACACAGGATTCGGGCTTCGATGCAACGAATTATAAGGTGAGCAGGATTTCTACCTTTGGTGGACTGTCTGAGTCTTCGGTTATTGTAGCTGGTGACAATTGCTTCTACTGGAGCGAGGACGGTATCTACGCAGTGAGCAAGAATCAGTATGGAGACATGGTGGTTGATTCCATCTCCCTCGGTACGATTCAGAGCTACTACGATGACATTAGCGCCCTCTCTCGGGCTAAGGCCTTTGGTGAGTACGATCAGATTGCTAAGAAGCTCAGGTGGACGTTTAAGCTTGGTACAGCCTTCACAGCGGATTCAGAAACCACGGAACTCATCTTCGATCTTACGCTTAAGGCATGGACGAAGAACCTGATTATGAATCTAGCGGATAACAGTGTAGAGGTAATGGGGGTATTTACTACTGCAAACTTCACACATTCGTTCGTAGATGACTTGGTATTCTCCGGTGTAGACAATGTACTGGCGGATACTGAACAGGTTGTCATTCCAGCATTGCAGCTTGCTAACAACGTACAGAGTCTTAGATACTTGGCTGTGCACCTTGTAGCAGGGATTCCCTATTACACCGTATCTTATTACAACGAAGCCACATGGCTAGATTGGGTGAGCAAGGATGGAGTGGGAGTGGATGCCTATGCATTCTGCCTAACTGGTGATTCTACCTTCGGCGATAGTGGAGCAGAAAAGCAGACTCCTTATATCATTATGCATTTTAATAGAACGGAAGAAGGTGTTAATGCAGACCTAACCCCTGCACACCAATCCAGTTGTCTCATGCGAGCACAATGGTCTTTCGCTAATAACGTAGTGAGTAATAAGTGGAGTCCGTTAACCCAAGCGTATCGCTATCGGAAGGTTCGCTTCACAGAGAACATTTCGGATATGTACGATACCGGATTTGAAGTGATTACCACCAAGAGTAAGCTTAGAGGCAGAGGCAAAGCATTCGCCCTCTACTTCGAAACTGAAGCAGGGAAAGACCTGCAAATCCTTGGCTGGAACCTCACACTTAATGGAAACCAAATAACATGAATATTAAAGAACTCCCGGTGTCCACTCTTCGAGGTCTGGAAGACTTGTTTGAGCAACACTACGATGAAGTATATAACGGAAGCAATCCTTTTCCGTTGGCTCCTGACTATGATATGTATGAACGGATGGAAGCGGCTGGTATGTGTTTCGGCCTATTCGCTTTCTACGAGGAAATCATTGTAGGATATTCAATTTCCTACCTTGCT